AAGTTTATTATATATTTACAAGGAGACTTAAGACGAGGGTTGAATGAGTTACAGGCTTCATCAGCAAGTAAACGAACCCTCCAATATCAAATAGACATGAATATGAAACCATACTCTGAAATTATACAAATGATAAACGAAAATAAATATGAAAATGCTTTAGAGAAGGTGCATAAATTGATTTACGATTCAACAGATATGAAGACTATATGTATTAATTTACATACAACTGTTCTAGAAACTGAAAGTGATTCTAATTACAAATTCAAAATGCTCCGAATAATCGGTGAAGCAGAATGGCGTAGTAATAATATGAATCCTAAAGTCTTGGCATCTTGGATGGTAGGGCAGATGATAAAATGATAGAGATACTTTTGGGGTTGATTGGATTGAGAATATTAATTAAAATGTTAGATAATGATAGGGGGAGAAGAAGATGGTAAAAAAATTCTTTGACTTTAATAAAGATGGGGTTGTTGATAAAGATGACTTTGAACATCTCATACTTAGATATGAGATAATCGTGGCGGGTGGTATAGCACTAATTGTACTACCAATATTGAACACGTTAAATTACATTAGTGTAGATTCCAATTTCTTTTGGGTGCTTTGCGGTTTAGTAATGGCAGCCGAGGGATTGGTTGAAATAAAATACGAAAGGAAAAAAAGGAGTAAATAAAAATGAATGAAGAAATAATGAATGAAATAAGAACAGCAGCAGAACTGCTCGGTTTATCCGAGGAAGATGCTATGAGTAAGTTTGAGGAAATATGTTCCAAGAACAATCTCGATGCGTCTAAAGAGCCATTATTGGCTAGAGGTCTTTGGCGACAGTATTTTAGTAGTGCTAGAAACATACTAAATCGTGAAAAGACTCAAGACAATAGTAACAATTCTTTCTACAAGAAAGCGTTTGGTTTCTTTGTATCGCTAAATGATGCAGTAGATATAATGGCATTGGATAGAGATAGAGTAGTTAAGGAATACAATAGAGACAGTGATTTAACTTTCTCTCTCGGTAAAGTTGCTATATTTGCACAAACAGAAGATGGAAAATACGAAGGTAGAATGATGAGAGACAATGAAGAAAGAGTCAAAGTTATGGAAGCATTACCTGAAAACAATGTAGCATTAGATAATGGTCTATTCTTAGTACCATTAAATACTAATGATGCTGCTTGGAATAAGAAGAACTATGGTAAACCTACACCTGTTTCAGAGTGGAGAAGAACCGGAGTTTTTGTTGGTGAAGTAGATGGTAGAATGGGTGCATTCGCTTTTAGTTACAAAGGTGAGTCATCTCTTACTTTTACACCTAATACTTTTGAATGGGTACACTTTGATGCGTTCTTTATGAATGAA